GATCGTGATACACACGAACCTTTAACCTATGCTTATACTACTCTTCACGCTAGATCACATTTAGTTAGAAATGACCAAGATGACAAAATTCGCGCAGTATTTGGAGTTCCGAAATTATTATTAATGACGGAAAATATGTTCCTTTGGAATTTACAAAAGGAATATTTGAATGGTAAAATTCATTCACCAATGCTATGGGGATTCGAAACCTTCAAAGGAGGTTGGATGAAACTTTGGAACGTCATGGCGAATAAGCAGAAAAACTCTGTTCTTTCATCAGACTGGAAAAAGTTTGACCACCGAGCCTTACATGAGGTTATCGACGATGTTCATCTAATGTGGAGATCATGGTTTGATTTTGATCAAGGCTACGAGCCATCGAAATCTAACGATCATGACTACTCAGATACACACACTGAGGAATGGAAATTGCAAAACCTTTGGGATTGGATGACTAATGCTATTAAGCATACACCTATCTTAGGTTTTTCGAATCGATTATACCAATGGAGTTTCAACGGAATAGCCTCTGGCTATCAACAAACTCAATTGTTAGACTCGTTCGTTAACGCAATCTATTTATTAACGTGTTTATCAGCATTAGGAATTGACATAATGTCTGAACACTTTGTGCTATTTGTCCAAGGAGACGATAATCTATGTACGTTCGCAGAACGAATCTTCGAACAGTATGGAGATAATTTTCTCAAAAGATTGGCAAAAGAAGCACTTGAACGATTCAACGCTATTCTTTCTGAAGATAAGACTACTTGGGGCTCATCCCTCAATGATGTAGAAGTCTTAAACTACAAGAATAGAAATGGAATCGCATATCGCAACCCCGCTGAACTATTAGCTAAGCTTTTGTACCCTGAACGACCTTTAAAGGAAATAGGAGTACTAGCTTCACGAGCTATAGGGATAGCAACTGCAGCAATGGGATCATCTCTTGAGGTATATAATACCTGTAAAGATGTATTTGATTTTATTGTTAATGAATTAAAAGAAGAACCGAAAGTAGATCCGGATAACCGGCATCATACTAACGTCCAAAAAGGCGCTTTAACGGAGATTCTCTTATTTCAAAGAATAAAGTTCCCGTCTTTTGACGAAACTTTAGGATTAAATTTCGTTTACGAAAGTAGAACGGAAAAAGAGAAACAACATCTCTGGCCTACAAAGCCAACTGGAAACGGTTTTCACTTCTTACTTGATTAACAAGTAGTATGTAACTAGTTTCATACTACTTGTTAATCAAGTAAGAAGTGAAAACCGTTTCCAGTTGGCTTTGTAGGCCAGAGATGTTGT